AGAAGACGGGCTTTAAGCTTTATGCCAACACCGCTTCTTTTACCAAACACCACGGCTCTTATGCCTGGGGAGGACGATTTAAAGATGCGTTGGAGCCGAAGATTTAAATGATTCAAGACGTATTAGGCCCACAAGACTGGAATGCGATCCATTCCTCATTAAAAAAGAATAAAATAACGATTATCGATGATTTCTTCACCCCGGAAATATTATCGATTCTAAAAATAAGAATGTTATATGCAAAGCACGTTGAGCTCAATTATAGAACCTATCAATCCATCAGCTATCTCAAAGACCAAGATTACATCACCCATCTCATTGTAGAAAAATTTACAAAACAATTAAACGACTTACCTCCTTTTCAAAGAGCCTGGAGTTTTGTCTATCATAATGAAAGTCCAGGTGTTGGCCTTCATGCGGATCCCTCTGAATTTAACGTCAATATCTGGGTGTCCAGCGATGAATCCGTCAAAGATAAATCTCTTAATGGCTTATTAATTTATGAGATGACTCCCCCTCCTGACTGGGAGCGAAAGGATTGGAACCACAACCCAGAAAAAGTTAAAAATTATTTAGACTCTAATAATGTCAAGCCTGTAAAAATAGATTATAAAAGTAATCGGGCTGTGATTTTTAATGGAGCTTACTTTCATGAATCGAATGGAGTTTCCATGAAGGAGGGAGTAGAGAATAGGAGGGTGAGCTATACGATGTTGTTTGGCTCACAGTTAGAATGAGATGGAATAAAAGATTTAAATACCCGAAGTCCCAGCGATCCCTGATCCAGGGGTCCAGACACTATGATATTGAGCAACAACTCTTGCCTAGTGTGACGACTATACTATCCGCAACTCAGTCGGAGGAAAAGCGACAGAGCTTAGCGGCATGGAGAGCACGCGTCGGGGCTCAGGGAGCTGACCGCATTCGAGATGTTTCTGCGATGAGAGGCACCGCCATGCACACGTATCTCGAGGCGTATATTCAGGGCTCGGGGCACATGGACCTGACTGCAGTAGGCCTTGAAGCACACCCCATGGCACAACAGATCATTAACCAGGGATTGGGTCCTTTAGAAGAAGTATGGGGAACAGAGGTGACCGTCCATTATCCAATGTTATATGCAGGTGCGACAGATTTGGTGGGAATTTATAATTCGCGTGAAAGTATAATAGACTTTAAGCAAACCAACAAGCCCAAAAAGAGAGAATGGATAGAAGATTATTTTATCCAATTAGGAGCCTATGCGATGGCCCATAACTATGTTTATGGTACCAAGATTCAACAAGGTGTGATTCTAATGTGTTCTAAAGATAAATTTTTTCAACGCTTTGAGATTTCGGACAAGGAATTTGTCGGCTGTCAGCACGCTTTCCTTAAGAAAGTGGACCAATATTATAGGGATAAGAAGAACCACCCAAACGGTAAAGATACAAAAAATGAACAGAAAACTCACTAAATTAGCCATAATTTGACCTTTATACCCTTTGTATACTCTTTTTTCTATAAAATAAAAAAATTTTTTTAAAAAGTTTTCAAAAGTGGTTACAAAGGATACAAATTCTAGAATTGTTATATACCAACACTTATTCGCTCGTTTTTGTATCTTTCGTCAGGATACAATTGGATACAAAAAAAATCAGCAAGCAATACCAACACTTATTCGCTCGTTTTTGTATCTTATAGGTTTTCCTACATGGACTAGGATGTTCAAAAAGCTAGCAATACCAACGATTTAAGGGACGCGAGTCAATGATTTTAAAAATAAATTATTTATGATTTATTAAAATAAGAGTATACAATCCGTATGAGAAGAAAAAAATCTAAATATAAACATGTTTCTATCGCGAAGAAGAGGTATTACTTCTACAAAATTAACTGGATTGATATCACTGCTGATGGTGGTCATGCGACGGTTGAAGAGTTTGATAAGTTCGAAGCTTCTAAAATGGTAAGCTTCGGCTATGTTTATAAAAAGACAAAGAAATTCTTATACACTTTCGCTAGCTACGATGAGAAAGAGGCGGTCTTTTCAGATAGGAATATTTATCCTATTGGGTGCATTACAAAGATGGAAAAATTAAACGTCTAACGTTTCTTTTTCTTCTTCGCTGCTTTTCTTTTCTTTTTCTTCTTGAGATTTTTCTTCTTGTTTTTCTTCTTTTTGTTTGGCATTTCCTCGCTCCAATAGTTGTTTCGCGTCCAGTATTCGTTCATTACGCTCCTTGATAGTTTTCATTTTATCGTAAAGTTCATTGAGATTCATATCCTCAATTTTACCGTGACGAATGAGTTTTTGATCTATATAGAATCCAGCAGCCTTACCCCTAGCTATTTCAGTAGTTGCAGCAGCGGCTAGATTTCTACTATCTTTTTTACCCTGGTCTCTAATTTTACCTAACTCACTGATATGATTATCAAATGTGATGTCATATTTCTGCCTTACTTCCTCTCGTAGCTTTTCAATGTAAGCGCATACTAATGGGTAATATTTTGGATTAGTTAGCTTTGAAAACTCTCTGGCATCTTCGCTATAGCCAGCCAGCTTCGCCGCTTCAGTTTTAGTTATAGGAATACCATCAACGCCATAGACGATTAGTTGTGCGAATTTGATTTGTTTAGATGTTAATACTTTGGGTAATCCCATAATGTTGCAACTATATAATATTTCTTGTATATTGCAAACTAGAATGTTAAACGGAAAGTCATTCAGACTAGCTTTGGATAAGTTTTTTCTAAGCCCGACAAGTGGTGAAGCTCGGGTTCAGATTCAATTACCTAATGGACAGATGATGGACATTAAGGAGATTAATTTGATGGAAAATAAACTTATTGGTGCTCGCGAGACTCATAGATTGGTGCTCGTAGCTGAACCAGAAAAAGCTCGTATGAGTAAAATAATTAGTAAAATTTAATAGTTCGGATAGTGGCGAATTCTAGAAAAATTCCAAGGCTAGCCGAAAGGAAACTTTGGAAAAAATTAAAAGATGAAACTCCCACAATTGCATGGACCAGACTGGAAAACTGGGCTTTATTTGGCACTCCTGATTTATTGGGCTATGCTTCTTCTGGGAACTTTTTCACTGTTGAATTAAAATCTACTTCCCCTACAAAACCCTATTTGGTGCACTTTTCCCCGCACCAAATATCTTTTCATATTAAGCATAAAAAAAATACCTTTATCCTTGTTGCTTGTGCCCTGGACCAGCTTGTACGCTTGTACCCTGGCTCCCGGATCTTGGAGCTTGTGGACTCAGGGACCCGGCTTGAGCCCTTAGCTTGCGGACTTGCTTCCTGCGCCCGGCTGCTTGCAGACTTGTAGGCTTGAGGCCTGAGGGATCTGCGATCTCTCCATTTCCATTGAATTCTAAAAAATTTTTAGTGCTTCGGATATGTGACATTCGGCACGCTCCTGTCCCAGCATGCTCTGCAGTCGCGGCAGCTGTTCCCTTGATCCAGGGCCGGGCAGGTCTTCGCCTGACTGGACACTGAGCTCGTCCACGGCCAGAATGTAGAATTTTTTCCATCGATCATGTGGCCTGACAGTCTAATGATTAAATTTGTCGGAATGATGTCCGGATCCATGAGCTTGAGCATTCCTGTCTCCCGGGTCGGGAGCCAGTGTTGCGTCGACGGTGTAAGCTTGCAGACTTCAAAAATTTTTTTAAGGTGCTCGGGCCCTTGCAGGTCTCCGGAGTCATGCCACCTGAAGAAGGGCGCATTGTCAATTAAAACAACCATGGCCCGGATCCAGTCTGGATGACCTAGGCTCTTCAACCTTCTATTTAATGCAGCTTGTACATTGGGAAATCTATAGCGGCCCTTCAGGGCGTAACAGCCCGCGCAGACTGAGCCGGGCACCTTCACCAGCTTCGCGCCTGTAATACATTGACTGGCCGGCAGGTTGTACGCTGGTCCTGGCATCTTGGACGGCGCGCTCAGGCCCCCAGTTATTTCTTTAGCTTCTTTTTTATTCATAATCTTATAATATCCTACAGCTTGCAGCCTGTCAATCTTGTTGCTTGGACCCTGATTCTTTATGGGCGGGCCCACCCGCTCGGGCGCTTGAGCTCTTACTGTTTTGTTTTATTTTTTTCAGGAAAGCCCGGCAACGTTTAACGTACGAGGGCGGAAGATCTTCATCCGCCCTCGTAAAATATTTTAATAGATTTAAATTAGTCAAGTAACACCATATATTGTTCGGGGAAGTGCTGGCGGAACCAGTCAAGCCCGGCTCTTACAATATCATAAGCTTTGAACTGTTCCGCTCCAATGATGGTATCATACACAGCGGCCGCGTATCCTGGCACCGCTGTCTCTTCACCTGTGAATCGATTCGCAATAACGATGGATCCTTCAGTGTATACACTGCAGTCAAATGGCATCGTGATTTTTTTACCATGCCAGTTTACTATTTTCTTTTTTGGTTTTTCGAACATGTTTACCTCTTTCTAAATCCTATTATATCCCAGAGCCCCGGGCCTGTCAACTAAATTTTTTTGTCCATACTTTAATGGGCGGGCCCACCCGCTTGAGGGCTTGAGGGCTTATGGCCAAGCCCAGTATCGGATACCGAGCTGTCGTCGTGGACTTGACCCCAGATCCCACGAGATACTCTAGAAGATACCTCATTGTGAGATCTGGGCTCAAGTTTGGTGCTTTTGTATTCACAAGGAAAGCACCGAACCCTGCTTGTAAACATACTTGGTAAAGACCACGCATGTCCGAATTCTAATATCTACTCAAATAAAGTATAGCCATACAGACTATAAACATTACTGGGTAGAACCAAATACTATCCACAATCAAAACAAACTCCTTGAACTTGTCCCGACCACTCGTCGGGCTTGGGCGTACAACCACAGATTGTGCAATTTGTATAAATCATAATTTCTTCCTGTGACTTGCAAGTGCGTTTTTGTACTGCCACTTGCAAGTTCACTTCATATGTTATTTAAGTTTTTATAAATAAATTAACAAACTATAATATAATATATTATCCCAGAAATGTCAAGGGGAAAATTTTTTGCTCGTACTTTATGGGGCGGGCCCACCCCAAAAAATAAATTGACAAATAAATGGTATTACTATAATATCCCATAATGCTAATAATTAACGAAAGGAAAAACAATGGCTAGAATAAGACTAAATTCCGAGTACAGAAATAAAATCGCAAATCGTATGCGAGTACACTTGGAACAAGAGGACACGCAAGAGAAAGAAAAATTCTTTCAAGAAAGAGAGAGTTTTTTAGATAAACAAAATGCTACATGGGAGTTAGCAAAACAATGCGTGGAAAGACAGTATCCCAAAAAAGACGTGGACATGGCGCATTATCTTCAAAACAAATATCCAAATGTAAATACTATTGCGAAAGATAGTTGCTTTCATTTTGGTTATATGGCTAAAAAAGATGGTGACGTTGATAACGAGCATTATGGCGCAACTCACGAAGAACAAGACGACAAGTATGTGTCAAAACATTTTGACTTTCGTTTAAATGGAGATGTTGATGGTGTTGATCGTCAAGATGATATTGATAGTTATAGTCCATCATCAAGAGATTTTGCTTATGCTTATTTTAGAGATGAGTTGAAAGCAAAAGAAAATTGCAATCCAGATATTAATATTGAAATGGAGGGCAAACCATCAAATCCACACCAAACCAAATTCAATGACGCAAATGAAAAAGCACTTGGATTTTCTGGTGGCAAGGGAAATGAAATATCTCATGCAAGAGATTGGAACAATGACTATGAGTTGGATTTAATTGGTCGAGAGTATTGTCGTGATAGACAAATACCAGTTTCCGAAAGTGAGTTTAATACTTTTGTAATCTGGCAACAAGCGAAAGGTCAATTAATCATGGCACATTATAAATGGATTAAATCTGTCTTAACTCAAATGAAATTTGTGAAAGATGTTATCAAGGGTTATAAATTTCTTGATGAAGCCATTGAGTTCGCAACTGAAAGCGGATTAAAAATTGATGAAGCGGAAATTATTAGATGTAATAGTTCTGGCTTAATGATTTACAATCCTAAAAATGCGGCTGAGATGTTAAAGTCAATGAAGAATAAAAACCAAACAAGAGAAGATAAAATAGCGGCTAGAATAAAATACGAGCAACAACAAGCCCAAAAATAAGTCTTGACTTCTTATGTTATGTGTGGGATAATCCTACACATAACAGAAAGGACGAAAGATGGACACTAACAAAAAGTTTAAAATCAAATACACTAAAAATAATGGTGAAGAAGTTAGAAGAATTGGTATTCTAACTGATGAGTGTAGAGGATTAGGAAAAAGACAAAAAGACAATAGACCATTTTTACATTATTGGGATATTGACAAACAAGGTTATAGATACGCAACTGATTGGGAGATACTATGAAAAAAGAAGAAAGACGCGTTGTGGACGATCACTTGCCTAAATGGTTACACTCTAGATTTTTGAGTGCAATTAATTATATTTGGCAAGCGAGAGGACAAGACAAGGAAGAAACAATTAAAAGAGTTGATAATGTTTGGGCGAGTGGACAATTCACAGATGAAGAAATGTCGTGGATAATGTTAATGTTAATTATTCCCAAAGCACATTTAATGATTAAGAACTCAGATGAATGGCGAAACTTTCAAGCTATGAAGAAAGCGAGTGTGCATTGATGAAATATTGCCAAGGTCCTAAGTGCCATACTTATAGAACTAAGGATAGAATACGAGGACCGAAAGGCGCCAAGTATTATGCAACACGCAGACGAAGTCATATGTATTACAATGACAACTTCTGTTCTTTAAACTGTCAAGACGATTGGTTTAGAGAATATGGAACACGAGCCATTGATCACTTTGGTCGAGTAACCGAGGCTAAAAGAACTGATTGTGATAACGCATGGTATAAGGATTATGATTGGCGCAATGGAACTAATCATTACTTCGTTAATGATTTACTTGGTCAGCGCATACCCATCACACAAGAACAATATCGAGATAAAAG